AATCGTAATAGGTGTTATGAATATAGGCTATATTAAATCTGAAATATACATCAAGAATATCCAAGACGGACAAGTAACTATGATAGCTGTCGCAAAACAAGAATCTTTGGATAACAAGAAAGTCCAAACAGATATATTATTAGCAATCCAATCTATTAGAGAAGAAAAGTGGAAAGTCTGGAAAGACTTACACCTGTTCTGGAAATGTTCTATCATTGGGTTAATAACCACTTTATTAGGCACCTATATCTGGGGGACAGTGATGGCGTTTATAAAAAATTATGGGGGGAATTGAGGCAGAATAAATGTATAAAATTTATCTATCACCAAGCACGCAAGAGAAAAATATTGGTGCGAATAATTACGGTACAGAAGAAGCTAGGATGAATCAGATTGCTGATATTCTTCAAGCTATTCTGGTAAAACGTGGCTACGAAGTGTTTAGAAATAAACCTACTATGACACTTAAAGAGGTTGTAATAAATAGCGATTTGAAGGAAGTAGACTTACACCTAGCAATACATTCTAACGCTATGGGCGGTGGCTCAAACGGAAAAGCACGAGGTTGTATGGTGTTTTGCCATAGACTTCAAGGCGTTGGATATGAGTTCGCTAAACGGCTATACATTGAACTCTCAAAGATCACGCCGTCAGCTGATCGAGGTATTGTAAAAGGTGAAGATTATTACGGAGAAGGTAAACACTTATACGAAACGGCTTACACAAATGCACCAGCCTCATTAGTAGAAATCGCATTTCACGATAACAAGGACGATGCAGCATGGATCGTAGACAATATGCCATTAATAGCCGAAGCACTAGCGAAATCAATATATGCAATATTACCTATTGCTGAAGTAGCAACGGAATTTGAACAGGCTTTAAAAATTGTTGCAGATAAGGTAGGCACAAGTTATGATTTTTGGCTGAAAAAGAAGGACATAGATCCGAGTTTTCCAGCGCTAATAATAAAAATAGCCAAAATTTTAAAGGAGGACACAAAATGACACAATCAAGATGGAAAAGCCCCGTATTTTGGGGAGCAGTAGTGGCGCAGATAATTTCAATAGGACAGTTGACAGGGATATGGGCAAAGTACGGAATAGACACAGGCATGGTTGGTGACGTTGTGGCTGGGGTATTACAGTTGTGTGTACTCGTGGGGCTGATGAATAATCCAACCAATCCAAACGGACTATAGGACACAGAAAAGCCCTTCACTTTAAACGGTGGAGGGCTTATTTTTTTGCCCAAAATTAGCTCGCATTATGCTTGCAATACGATGTAATTATTGTAAAATTATTGAAATATTACGAACTAAGTAAAGAAAAGGTAACAGAATTGTTATTGATATTTATGCTTATAATCTATAAACTATATATAAAATAAAATATTTTGGACATAAAAGGGGCTGGTGCAATCCCACGAAGAATTATCACCAGCCCCAACAATCGTCCCGCGTACGGAACAAGATAATTATATACTATCTTGTTCCCTCACGCAAGAGAGGGGTAAACATGTTAAAAATGGATATAATTATCCGGGTCCTGGGTAAGGCATTAGATTTTCTTACCCAGGATGAAGTCGTTCAGCTCAGATCCGTTCTGGAAGAAGAATTATACAATTACGAAATACAACCTGTCTGTAATGCGTTAGTTCCTTATGAGGGCATCCCTGAAAAACTTATGCTTTTTCTAATATCAAAAAAATTAGAAGGATTGTCTCAGAATACACTAAAAGCATATAGCCAGCACCTAACTAGATTCTCACGAGCAATACATAAAAAGATAGAGGATATTGATGTAATGGATATTCGAATGTATCTCGCTCAATGTTCTCAAAAAGGGCTTAAAAATTCATCTATTTTGACAGAAATGAATATTCTAAGAAGTTTCTTTACGTGGCTAGAGAACGAGGATCACATTGTAAAAAGTCCAATGAGAAAGATTAAATCTATAAAAAAAGCCAAAAGAACACGAAAATCTCTCACACAGGAAGAACTTGAAAATCTTAGGCTAGTGTGTAAAACATTAAGAGAAAAAGCCATGGTAGAGTTTTTTTATTCAACTGCTTGCAGATTGGATGAAGTAAGTAAATTAAACAAATCCGATATTGACTGGAACCACGATAAATTGCAAGTCGTAGGTAAGGGGGATAAGGAACGAACTGTATTTTTGAACGCAAAAGCAAAAGTCCATCTCAGAAAGTATTTAGCATCTAGGTTAGATACTAATGATGCTCTGTTTGTTAGCGAAAGATCACCGTATAAGAGATTAGGGCACAGAGCTTTTCAAAATGATTTTAACAAATTAGGCATTGATGCAGGCATGGCTAGATCACTATACCCACATCTAATGAGGCACACAACAGCTACAATCGCTGCAAACAATGGAGCCAGCATACAATCCATCCAGAAAATGCTAGGTCATAGCAGTGTAGCAACCACTGAGATATATACCGACCTCAACAATGAAGAAGTACAGATTAGCCATAGGAGATATGTATCTTAATTTAAATACAAAAAGAGCGACAGCCGTAGCCTCGCCCTTTTTGCACCCTGACATCTATCCCGTCAAAATAAGTCTATGTAATATGGAATAAATAGATTATAACATATTATGGAAGTTTAGCAAGAATTATATTGTAATATTATAGTATTGGTGATAGATTGTAGATATAAAATTTAAAGGAGTGATTTATTATGAAAAAATTTATATCGGGTTTATTGGTTGGGGTTATTTTGTCTATGTGCATTGGTGTGTACGCTGTAGGAATCAATCAGTTTACAGCGACAAAGGCAACATTTCCGGTCTTGGTTAACGGCAAAACATTTACAACAGACAAACCAATAGTGGTAATCAACGGGAGTACTTACATGCCCCTGAAAGCTATAGGTGACGTTTTGGGCGTAAAAGTATCGTGGAATAATGATTTAGGAAGGGTAGAGGTTGGAGAAACTCAAGTGGACATAGGTGGATACTCGTATTCTAATCCTGCGCCATTGAATACAGCGCAAACAATATCAATTGACGACTATTCTAAAAAATATACAGCACAGGTGACTGTGAAAGATATTGTGAGAGGAGAAAATGCTTGGAGTATGATTCAACAAGCAAATCAGTTTAATGAAGCTGCTCCATCAGGATATGATTATATATTGGCAAAAATCAACATAAAGGTCCTTGACATGGCAGATGGAAAAGCATTATCTGTGATGCCTATGATTGATTTTAATTTAATTTCAAGCGAAGGCAAAGAGTATGAATACGTAAGTGTGGTTATCCCCGACCCAAAGCTTGAATCGAATTTATATAAGGGATCATCCAATGAAGGCTGGGCAGTATTTACGGTAAAAACAACAGACACCAATCCTAAAATTACATTTGGCAGAAGTTATGATGGTACTGGTGGCATTTGGTTTAAAGCATATTAAAATACATAAAAAACAAAGCTCCTCTATTTATTTAGGGGAGCTTATTTTTAAAAGTATTTATCTCTTTATTATATTGCGACCAGAAAGAATCAATATAATAAAAAGATAAAGATTAAATTGTTATTAATAGTTTTTCACCGTTCCAAATACAATCAGTTATTATCTCTTGCAAATATTTTACTTTATCTAGATATGATAGTTTTTCAAATGCCTTTACATAATCGCAAATTTTTAAGTAGATTATATTAATATCATCTACTTTTTTGTTGTGCTCTCGTTCTTGTTGCTCTATTTCCCTTAACTCAAAATTTAAATTAACAAGTTGTTTATCAAGTTTTTCTATTTCTATAATTAAGTATTTTGTTGCAGAAGATTTAATGTTGTCTTGTAATGTAATGGTTAAATTTTCAATTTTCTTTTTAACAATTAAAATATCCTTTTTAATTGTATTTGTATCCTTATAATTTACGATCGGCTTTGTGTTCTTAATATATTTTTCCAAAAGACTTTTATCTATAGACATCCGTTGCAAAAATTCAACGAGTTTATTGTCCAGTACATCAACACTTACCATTTTTATGTCACAAAAATTAGTACCTCTACGATTACGATTCTGACAAAAGTAATAATCGTATATTTTGTTATATGTCTTATCAACCTTATGTTGCACTTTCATGGTGCACCCACACCTGCACTTAACTATACCTTTTAAAATTCCTATTTCATGTTTACGTGTTTTATCCATTATGTTCTTGCCAAAGCATCTTTGTACAGTAAGCCATTTGTCAGCTGATATTAGGGGCTTATGTAACCCTACGCTCACAATCCAATTGTCAGAAGTATTTAATGTATGTATTTTCTTTTTGCCACCTTTAGTTCTACCATATACAATAATACCATGCTGACCATCAAACTTGCTTTTATCGGTAGCCATTATACAACCTAAACTTTCAAAATAATTATATATATCTTCTGTAGCCTCTACGTAATGGGGATTTTTTAAAATACTATATAATTGTGTACTGTATAGATAATTGCCTTTAAGTGATGTAATGTTCTTATTTTTAAAATGTGTTTCTAACCCGTTTAGACTATAACCCTCTAAAAATGTATCGTAAAGCATATTTAAAAAAGGTATCTCAGTATCGTTTTTAACTAGCATAGTGTGCTTTTTCCCATTCAACAGCACTCTCTCGCGCTTATATCCAACTGGTGCTTTACCGCCTGCCCATTTACCAGATTTAGCAAGTTCTATCATACTATCCTTTACGCGTTCAGCTGTGGTTTCACGTTCCATTTGGGCGAAAACAGAACATATATACATCATTGCTCTTCCCAGTGGAGTAGAAGTATCTATTTGCTCCTTTACAGAAACAAATTGTACACTATGCTCTTGAAGAGTGTTAAAAGTTGTTGAAAAATCTAATACATTTCTGCTGATACGATCAATTTTATAACAAATAATTATATCAATTTTTTTATTCAAAATGTCTTTCATTAATTGTGTAAATCCAGGTCTATGAGTATTAGCTCCTGTATAACCCTCGTCTTCGTATTCAATTATTTCTTTTGAGTTGTAATTGTTATGAGCATATTCTGTGCATATTTTAATCTGAGATCCGATACTATCAGATTTATCAGAAAATATAGACTTTCTTGCATAAATTCCTATAATCATTTTGTTTCTCCTTAAAAATAATATAAAAATATACCTTTTATATTATTAAATGGTCATTATACAATAACTTAAGATGGTACTATAGACTTTTCATTTATATTTATTAATATTTTTGACGCGGGTCTTTGACAGTTGTAACTTTTCAAACAACTCCCAAAGCCTTATAAACAGAGCTTTTACATGTCAAATTTGACTTTCCCAAAAGTGCGTAATTTAAAGTATTTTTTTTAAGATAATATTATATTTCACATCATAACTGCCGATATGAAATATAGTAGCAAATGCCCTGTTTACAAGGGAAATAAAAAACATTACGCACTTTTTTATGAACAACAAAATCTTAGAAATCACTATCCACAAGGGTTTGCAAGCCTTTACTGTTCACCAACTGTCAAAGATGGGATTATACAATAACTTAAGATGGTACTATAGACTTTTCATTTATATTTATTAATATTTTTGACGATTTTCCACAACCCGTCCAACTATAGTAATTGGTTTGTTCAATATTTCATCACGAGTAAAAAACTTAGGAGAATATACTTGATTAAAAGATATTAAACTAATTCCATTTTCATGTTTAATTAACTTTTTACAAGTTGCATCATTACCATTCACCAGTACAATAGCAATATCGCCACTCTCCACATCTGATTGTTTACGAACAATAACAATGTCACCTTCAGTGATTCGTGGCTCCATACTGTTGCCTTTTATCTTTAAACCAAAGTAATCACCATTTGAAGCTAATTGTTCTGATATTTCTTCATAATCAATTATATCCTCAATTGCTTCAATTGGAATTCCTGCCGGTACATAACCCAAAACTGGGATTTGTACTGATTTCTTTTTTCCTATTATTTTTTTAATACCAAGAGTAATTTCTTGGTCTCTTCCTATTAAGTTAATTACTTCATTAAAATCCATAAATATAGCAGTAGAAATTTGTTTTATAACTTCAAGAGATGGAGCAATAGGCTTTTTATTTCTTGGATTTTCATTTTTTTCAAGCATCGATATGTATCCCTTACTCAAACTACTTCTTTTTGCAAATTCATCCATCGTTAAGTTGTGCTTATTCCTATATTCTTTAATTATATCCCCAAGTACCATTTTGCTCTCCCTTTTTATTAGTTTTGTTTAACATATTATACATCATTGAAATAATAATGTCAATAATTGTTTATCATGCTTGACAAGCAATGTTTACCGTGTTAAACTAAAATTACAAAAAAAGGAGGTGTTTATATGGGTTACAAAATAAAAGAAGCTAGAGAAAGTATAAAAATGTCGCAAGTGGAATTAGCTAAAAAATCAGAGGTATCAAGAACCATCATCTCTGGGCTTGAAAGCGGGAGGATAACAGTTACAACGACTGCTACAATACAAAAGATAGCTACTGCTTTAAATAAAAAATTAAATGATATTTTTTTTGAATAAATAGTTTAACACGTTAAACAAACGAGGTATATTATGAAAAAAGAAATAGAAATAGTAATTAATTTTACAGAAGGATGGGAAGAAAGGGTTGCAAAAGCAGCATACAATCTTTACCTAAGAGTAGAATCTAAAAAATTTGATGCTGAAATGGAGAAAGGGGCACAAATCATGATCCAGTGCAGCTGTAATACGTGTGGAGGGAAAGTTCACAGCACAAAACATTTCACTTCAGAGGATGGCAGAATCCTTTGCTATATATGTAGGGTAAAGGAAAAAGCAAAGCCTGCTACTGATGGATTTGTTTCTGCTCTGGGAGTTAAGGATGGTCAGGTTAATTGATAACAAATATTTTAAATGTCATATAAAGAAAGGAAGTGAGCTTACTTGGCAAAAAGAAGAATTGAAGTTTGGAAAACATATCAAGAGTACATAAATGGATTGTCATTTGAAGAAATTGCAGAAAAATATGATATTTCTGCAAGGACAGTAAAACAGCACATTATTAGATCTAAGGATCAATTGTAATATGTCCAGGATAATAGCTTATAACATATTTTAGAAGGGAGGTAGGAACCTGTGGAAAAGCTAAATACATTTTGTGAAAATGGAACCATTTATTTTAATGCAACTAATATTGAAGAATTTAAGAACTTAATTGGAGAAGCAAAAAAACAAGCCCAGCAACTGAATGACACAATTGATAGGCTTGAAAATTTCAAGTTTAATTTCAAATTTGAACAAGGAAAGATTTAACTACTTAATTTGTTCTATTTTTTCAGCTTCTTCGGTTTCGAGAATCATGGATATCCAATGAACGGTAAGCCGGATTAAACGCTTCAGGTCATTTACATCATTATCGGTAAACTTCTGAATGTAATGCGTTTGATCGTTACCAAGCCACACAGCTCTAGAAGCGGCAATTTTAAGTTGAGGGTTATCAACAAAATTATTTATGCAATTTCCTAACACTGTTTTTTCAATAGATTCCTTCTTATCAGGATTTTTTAATATTAGAAAATCTTTTATAAGAAATTCTAGAGCTTTACGAAATCCTATACCGGAAATTTCTGATAATGAATAAGATTCTGCTGCTAATGCTTGGTTGTAAATTGAAACAAAATTAGGAAATGAATCACTAATGAATGTATCGAATTTTTCTGTATTACACCTGATAGGAGCTATGAAATCTAGTGTTGCAATAGTTGAAAATGTAGGTTTAGTACCAGCTTTACTATCAAGCTTATATTGGCAAATAAATGAGTTATAACAAGCCTTGCATAGATATAAACAAGAAAAAAAGAATAATCCAGTTTCATCTTTGAAGCTTATGGAACTAAGTAAAAGTGGTTTTATAGCATGTTTACATGATGGACATTGATTTACTTCATTTATCTGTATAGAACCATTTATTCCATTAACACTAGCTGTAACTGTTACATTCAATATAATCACCTCCTTTTATAGGAGATTATATCACAAAATATTACAAGAAAGGTGGTGAAAAATTTGAAAAGAGATATGCCATTGCCAGTAACTGTAGGAGATTGCCTATTAGTAAATCAAATGGGTTATGACGTTGAAATTAACGATGGACAAATTAAAAAATTAGTAAAAAAAGAAAAAGCACCTAATAAAAGGCGCTAACAAAAATTGATTATTTACATTTTATAGGTTTTAAGCCTATAAGTCAAGAGGTGTTACATGTTCAAGCACGAAGCCGTAGTCTCTATTGGGAAAATAGTTGAAGTATTTGCAGGAGTAAATGGCAATTATATAGCGGAGCTTATAGACAATATCTATTTTGGTAATGTAGCAGCAGTTAAAATATTAGCTTGCACTAGGTATCCATCTCAGAGAACCATTATTTATAAATCTAATAATTTTGAAAGATGGCCTTTGTTATATGGAGCTGCTGAGACATTCTCGGTTGATTGTTTAGAACTATACTATGGCATCGCACTACCTGATTATTACGAACTAATGAAAGAGGTTTTTAAGACTACTTTTTCGATTGAAACTGATGGAGACAAACGGATATTTGAACGTCATCTAAAACACTGGGAAGGTAAATAGGGGGTGATAACATAGATGGGTTCATAAAAGAATATAGGAGCATATTAGAACATTGGGTATTTAAAGATGCTTATTCATATAAAGTTTGGAAATATATTCTTCACAAAGCTGCATTCAAAACCTATAAAAAGCTTTGCAAAGGAACAATGGTTACTCTTTACCCCGGCCAATTAATATATGGTCGTCCAGAATGGAGTGAGAGATTGGATGTTACAGAAGGAAAGTTAAGAAACATTATTGATCTCTTAAGCCAGGACGAAATGATAACACTAACAACAGTCGGAAGAAGGTATTCAATAATCACGGTGATTAATTGGAAGAAATACAATGGTATTGACAATTTTAATGATGAAGGGGGAATTATACCTCAAAGTTCCACCAACAGAACAACCATTGCAGAATGTAGTAATATCAGTGGTTTGGACAGTATACCAAACCAACTAGACAACCAACAGACAACCAACAGACAACCAAATAAGAAGAATATAAAGAATATTAATAATACATATACTACAGAATTTGAATTATTTTATAAGTCATACCCAAGACCAGAGGATAAAAAGAGAACCTTCAATAACTGGACAACCTGTCTTAAAACTTATACAGCAGATCAGATGATACAGGCAGCCAGTAAATATAAAAATCAAAAGGCAGGTACTGACATTAAGTACTTAAAATCATCCGCTAATTTTTTGGGAAAAGAAAAGCCTTTTGAAGATTTTATAAATAACAATGTTGCCGAAGAACCGAAAAGCTTAGAATCTAAAATTAAAAAAGAAAACAGTGCTAATATCCCTGAGTTCTTTCTAAAGGCAAATGGATATTAAGAAGGGTGATGATAAAGATGGAATATAGAATACCTCCCCAGGCAATTGAAGCGGAAAAAAGTGTTATCGGCACAATGATGGTTGATAACACTACTATTAACAGTGTATTGGAAATTTTAACTCAGACTGATTTTTATGATTTACAATATCAAGAAATTTTCACAGCAATAGTTGAACTATTTAATAAAAATAAAACAATAGACATTATAACTGTTGCTGACATATTAAAAGAGAAAGGAAAGCTTGAAGAAGTAGGAGGTTATAATACTCTAGCAGATTTAGTGGATATTATAGCTACTTCACAAAGCATTCTGCATCATTCCAAAATTGTTAAGAACCAGTCACAGAGAAGGCAACTTATACAAGCCTCAAATAGTATTCTTGACATGGCTTATGGAAATGATGAAATTGAACTAATCATTGAAGCCTCGGAAAAAAACATTTTAGGTATTGATAGGCATAATAACACAACGATTTTTAGTTTGGCTGATACCCTATCGAGTACAGTCGAGCAACTTGAAAATAGATGTAAAAATAGAGGGCAAATATCAGGGATACCAACGGGGTTTATTGGACTTGATTATAAACTAGGAGGCTTACAGAATAGTGATTTAATTATTATAGCTGCTAGACCAAGTATGGGGAAAACAAGTCTTGCTGTGGACATAGCAACTAATGTTTCTATTTCAAAACAATTGCCAACTGCATTTTTCAGTCTTGAAATGAAAAAAGAAAAAATAGCAAACAGGATACTTTCGGGATGGAATTTCATTGATAATCAAAAAATCAGATTAGGAACCATGGATGATGATGATTGGGGGAAATTAGCTAGGAGCATTGGACCTTTATCAGAAGGAAAACTTATTATAGACGATACACCAAATATGAAGGCATCTGAGATTAAGGCTAGATGCAGAAGAATAAAAAATAAAATGGGTGGGCTTGCTCTAATAGTTGTGGATCATCTTACTGAAATGTGGAGACCACGCAGGGGAACTGATGCTTCAGAGCATGAAGAAAATGTAAGGTGTATGAAGAGACTCGCAGCTGAAATGGATTGCCCAGTTATACTTTTACAACAATTAAACAGGGGTGTTGAAGGGAGAACAGACAAAAGACCTCAGCTGTCAGATTTAAAAGAAACTGGAGCTGCAGAAGAAGTTGCTGACGTTGTAATAATGATTTATAGAGATGATTATTATAATCCTGATTCTGAAAAGAAAAACATAGCAGAGATAATAATTGCAAAAGGTAGAGACGTTGGAACAGGGACCGTAGAATTGGCTTGGCTAGGACAATATACCAAGTTTGCAAATTTAGAAAGGATGAGAAAAGAATAATGAATAAATCAATTTTAATGGGCCGGTTAACAAAAGACCCTGACTTGAGATATACCAGTGGTAAAAATACCGCGATTTGTAGCTTCACAGTTGCAGTTAATAGGAGAATGCCGAAAGAGGGACAGCCTCAAGCCGATTTTATTAATTGCATAGCGTGGGGAAAGAGTGCTGAGTTTGTGGCAAAGTATTTTAGAAAAGGGCAACAGATAGCCGTTGTTGGAAGGATTCAGACAAGGACATGGGAAGACAATGAATCTCGAAAGCACTATGTCACGGAAATAATTATTGAAGAAGTGGACTTTGCCGGGAGCAGGCCTAAGACTGAATCTAATAAAAGCGATGCAGATGACGGAGAAGAAAGTGGAGATGCAGGATTCTATCCAGAGGGAACGGACGATGAACTTCCATTTTAAGTTAACAGAATAAGGTGAGGTGAATTTATGAAAGTTAGACTTTTAAAAGGCGTTATAATGAAAGATTTTTCAGCTGCTACTTTTGGTTCAACAACTGAAGCAACGAGATATAGTTCTAAAGAACTTCACAAACCATTAAAAGCATCAGTAACAAATCAAGGGGGATTAGTTGTAACTTTAAAAACAAAGACTGGTTATTTAGTTCCAATGATATACAACAGTAAGGACAAAGATATTTGGGAAGTGATTGAGGGAAATGACGAGGTGAAAAATTGAAGATATACATAGCTGGAAAGATAACTGGCAACGAAAATTATAAAGCAGAGTTTAAGTTAAGAGAAATGGTCTTGAAGTTAGAAGGGCACACAGTATTAAATCCGGCGGAGCTACCAGAAGGGCTGGAATACAAAGAATATATGCACATCTGCTACGCCATGATTGATGTAGCTGAAGCAGTATCATTCTTAAGCAATTGGGAGAGTAGTCCAGGGGCTAAAACGGAATATCAGTATGCGGTGGAAAAGGGAAAACGTTTAATGGGTAGCACTATTAACGATAAAGAATCCATGTTTGATTATATATTAAGAGTCCTAAAAAAAAGAACAATGGAACTTGCTGAATACCAAAAAATTCTTGAATATTATTACTTGAAAGGTTATGAAACGGATTATTTCGGCGGCGGTGGTGTTGATAGTAAGGGGATTTACCACGTGTATATTATAAATTACAAAAAAGATAATGCACAGGAATACAAGGTTTATGAACAATAAGTAGTGCGTATTAGCAAAAGCATTAGCAAAAGCAAAATTATGAGCAGGGAGTATCTTTAGTAAAATAAAGGAGGAAATTCAAAAATGGGTGAAATAAAATCAGCTGTTGATTGGCTAAAAGGGCAAACAGAAGCATATTGCTATATGGTATCAAGAGGTAAGCCTGCTGCAGTAATAGCAATTCAAAAAAGATATGTCTTGGATATCAAATCAACAGTTAAATCATTTCGGGGAATAAAAACCTATGAACAATTTCTTGCAGATGGATGGATTTCATTATGGATTTACAAAAAAGACTTTATGATGGAAATCATAAAAAAACTACCTGAAAAGCCAAACACTGTTCACGATCATTGGGTGCTTGGAAAAGTATTTGGCTACTCAGATGAAGCAATTACTGAGTTCATTAGAAAACTTTAAACTTTATAAAACTCAGTTTTACTGCACTTAGGGCATGGTGGCAAAGTATCAGTAGTATCATCGAGCACAACTTTAGTACCACAACTCTTACATACATAAGTGCCCTTTCCAGGCTTTTCACCAGTAGTTGGCATAAGTATTACCTCCTTTGTGTAGATATATGTAAATACAACATTATTCTACACCTTATGGATTTTATTAACAACAAAACCAAAAAAATAAGTACATTATAGCAAAAGAAAGGAAAGTGTTTTATATGGATGATATTTTTAAAATTGTAAAAGGCAAATTAAAGTTATCTGCATTACCTAACTCTGAACAGTTCTGGCATAATTACTTAATCGGAAAAACATTTACATTATGTTCAAGTTTAGCTGAAGGCTGTTGGAATCTGATTGGAATTGATGGGGAAGAAAAGTGCAGTAATTTCTTAAAATGGGTTTGGAATCATGAACCTAAACATGATTATGAAAGTTTTGAAGATATGACAGAAGAAATGGATTTTGGTAATGATGGGTTCGGATTTGAGACGGAAGAAATTGAAGTTATTGAATTTCTTTTAGGGTATGACTTTGACAAGAGGGAAACTGTTAAGACAGAGGTTAAACATGAAGATACTTAAAAACAATAAAAGCAATTAAAGTAGTGCGCATTAGCAAAAGAATATGATCCACGGAGGTGAGATTTTGGGGTTAACTTTTATTGATTTTTTCAGCGAAATTGGTGGATTTAGGTTAGGTATGGAAATGGCAGGACATAAATGTTTAGGCCATTGTGAAATAGATAAATTTGCAGATAAGAGTTACAGAGCAATGCACGATGTAAAGGAGAACGAATGGTATGCAAATGACATTAGAGGAGTTAATCCCGGAGATCTGCCAGAAGTCGACTGCTACTGTGGAGGATTTCCTTGCCAAGCTTTCTCCATTGCTGGTAAGCGAGGAGGTTTCGAAGATACACGAGGCACTCTATTCTTTGAAGTCATGCGGTTGGCAGCAATACGAAAACCTAAATATATTTTCATGGAAAACGTTGCCGGACTTCTTTCCCACGATGGAGGAAAAACTTTTGGTACAATCATCAACACTTTGGGGGAATTGGGGTATTGGTACGAATACCAGGTGCTTAACAGCAAAGATTTCGGAGTCCCACAAAACAGAGAAAGGGTGTTCATTGTTGGACATCTTGGAGGATTTGGTGGACGAAAAATATTTCCTATCACAAGAAAAAGCATCCAAAATATTAAAGTAGTTGGAAAATTAGAAGGTAAATTTAGAGTTAGAAATGACATTTTAAGTATTAATGGAATATCAACATGTTTAGATACGATGCAAGGTGGAGGGCACGAGCCTAAAATAATGCTAATAGGCAAGGATGGGAAAGAAAAACAAAAAGATTATTATTCCTGTTTAACCGGCGGCGGTCATAGTGGTGGAAATCATTCGGATATGGATTTAATTGTTCAAGCTGTATTAACCCCAGACCGGTTAGAAAAACGGCAGAACGGTAGGAGGATGAAAGAACCCGGTGAAGATATGTTCACACTTACAGCCCAAGACAAACACGGCATATATGACGGGTATAGAATCCGCAGGCTTATACCAAAAGAATGCTTCCGGTTGCAAGGATATCCAGACGAATACTTTAATCGTGCAGCTGCGGTTAATTCAGATAGTCAGCTATATAAACAAGCCGGCAATAGCGTAACTGTAAATGTCATTTATGAAATTGCTAAAAGGCTATAGCGGATATAGAGAGAGGGTGAATAGCATGGATGAAACATATACACCAAAACAGGCATCGCAACAAGCAGTTGAATGGTGCAAAGGACATTCTGGGTGGAAAAGAATTTGCGACATTGAAGATTCAGACTCACTGTATAAAACTTGGGATGAATTAAGCGAAAGAGATAGAAACTCTTGGATAGCTGATTATGGATCATACTCAGCAGAAGCCGCTTGGAGAGAGTTTGGAAGACGGCCTTGTAAAGTTCCATATGGTTTTATTTCTGGCAAAGGTGAATTTTATAAGAATGTTCTTCAGGTGCCAACACTCCATAACTTGATGATGATTTTTAAAGTAAAGTAGACCAGATTATGAAAAGGAAGGTGAATACGGATTGAAGCTTAAAGAATTTAATTTTAATAGCATTACAGTAAGAGGATTATCAATATTTAATGGTGATAAAGAGGTTGCTTGTGGTGCTATTGGTGAGGTTTTAAAACAAATACCGCATTTGAAGGATTTTGAAATTAAAGATACTAATTATTACACTGATTATTTTGTTATTAGGCTATGAAGAATAACGCATTATACCGGTATGACGAAGGAGGCAAAAAAAATTATGAGGAAAGACCAATGTTTGTTTTGTACAAGTAGGAAATGTTATACAAGAATTGTAAGTACAGCCGATAACGGTAAAACATACGATGAAGTGGCTTGCAACAAACACACCAGAGATGTTGAAAAACATTCCGATAAAGCTGCACCTAAAATAATGAAACTTTTTATGTCTAGTACAGGGCCACTGAAGCGTGGAGAAGATATAAGCAATAGTCTCAAAGAAATTGAAAAGTATAGCAGTAAAGCGAAGAAAGGGTGAGGATAATGGAATCTGAAAGAATTATTATAAAAATGATTAAGACAGCTAGACCGGATTTGTCAATGTTTTTTAAAATTGATCCTGCAACCGTTGCCGAAATAGGAAAAGAATACAACGCAACATCGAACCCAAATGGGGCGATTTGTGCTATTTGTGCCAATGGTGAACAACTTGGAATTAAGCCAGGAGAGTTTGAATTTGTGGAAGCTCCTGAGTGGTTAATAAAAATTCATGCAGGCATTATTAAAAAGCTAAAGTTTAGATGTGAAGCACAAATAATGATTGAAAAAGAATTTATAGCTGAAGACGAAGAAATGGCAGAAAAGATGATGGACGATTACATGATGGAAGAATTTGCGGATTTAGACTGGATCATTTCAGCTTATAAGGGAGAGTGAAAATATTGGAAAGTGTATTTAAGGCTAGATTTGCAAAAGTAGTTAGTGGGAAATTATACGAATATCTAAAAGATATTGAGATTTTTGGTAGAGAAGATGAAACAGAGGATTTTATAGTTTTTGGATGTAAAGATGAAGATCAAGAAAGATTTTACCAGGGCATTTTGGAATACGACAAAATTACTAAGGTTCAAGATTTTGAAACAATTGAAGATGTAAAAGAATGGTGGGAAGATGGCGGCGACATGATGCTGTACATAGATAAAGGTGATTTTGAGATAGTGGAGCGTGAGACATGAACTACTGTGGAAATTGTATCGAATTTGAATCAGACGAAGAAGGTTGCTGCAAGTGCCAAAAATTAAACATGCCTGTAAAGGCAGGAGATAAAAAGAGCTGCATGTATTTTGAGAGTAGGGAGTGATGATGATGGCTAAATATAGAGGGAAGTACAAGAAGTGTAGAGAGTGCAAGCATGCTGTTGATGTGATGATGGTACTTGTAGAAACAAAGGAGAGCTGTCCAAAGTCGATAAAATTTAGCAGCCTGAGAGCAGTAGATAAAATGACCTGCGAAGAATGTGAGCATTTTGAAAAAAGGAGAGTGAGCCAATTGGTTAAAGATTATCCAGAGTACTCAGCTAGGCCGAAAAAATGTATCCACAAGTTTGTATTTCTTGAAACATCTAAAAATAGAGAGCAATACACCCACGGATATTGTAGCAACTGGGTAAGAACAGACAGATTTTATTGTGAGAAATGTTTAGAGACAAAAGAAATAAAGAAGCAAGAGAGCTGCATAGACAAACCTGAATGGTATTGAAAGGAGTGAGAATATTGGAAAAACCGATTTTGTTTTCAACTGAAATGGTAAAAGCGATACTGGAAGGTAGAAAAACACAGACTAGAAGAAAAATAAAGTTTGATTTAAGCAACCTAGAAACAGATAAAAACGATAAAACATTTGCAAAGTTAGAGGATGAATATGGAGATAGTCATGATTTAATAGAATATGCTCCATATCATGCTGGTGACACTCTCTGGGTTAGGGAAACCTTCTGCTATGACGATTTTGATAATGGCGGAGAAACAGTGTACTACAAGGCTAATTTTGGAGAAAGACACATAAAAGAGTTATTTACAGATTGCGGTATGAAGTGGACTCCATCTATCCATATGCCAAGAGCTGCAGCAAGATTATTTTTAAAGGTTACTGATGTGAGGTGTGAGAGATTGCAGAATATAACAGGCGATGGAGTTTTGAAAGAAGGCGTTAAACTGGCTTGTCACAGAGAGTTTGACAATTGTTCAGCTTACCCTTGTGATTTTATGCATACAGGATCATGTAAAGATAAGTTTGTTACTCTGTGGAATAGTACAGTCAAGAAGCAAGACCTGGACCGCTACGGATGGGATAGTAATCCCTGGGTATGGGTAATTGAGTTTGAGAGGATGGCGTAAAGAATGAATAAAGATTGTAACACTTGTGGATTTTCCAGAAGGATATATTCCGCACCAGGAGGGTGGTCTTTTATTGGCTGCAGGCATGAACCATATCACGGGAAAAGGTGTGCCGAAATAGAAAAATGTCCAAGAGAGGAAGGGAAAAAGGATGAATAATAAAAATTTAATTGAAGCTAACAAAATCGATAAAGAAATAAAAGAATTAGAATCATTTATTCATAGAGCTGAAAGCGTTTGGAAAGGTAAATTAATAAAACAAAATACTGGATATATTTTTAAATCTGTTGCTTATGGGCTATACAGTGAAGCAGAATATAGCATGAACACGGGAATAAAAAATAAAGTTTTAGAAGTATTGAGAGGACATTTACAAGATTTAAAAAATCAATTAGAG